TTGAAAGCTCTGCCATTGATAGAGAGAGAACGCTTGCTGAATGGAAACTGGAAGATCAAAGCTGCTGCTGGCCTGTTTTTCAAGCGAGCCCAACTTGGCGACATACTGGACAGTGTGCCACTTGACGTTGTGCAATGGGTGCGTTGCTGGGACTTGGCAGCAACAGAAAAGAGTGTATCCGGGGACCCCGCATTCACCGCTGGCGTATTAATCGGGAAGCGCAAGAACGGGCGATATGTTGTCGCGGATGTCGTCAATAAGCAGTTGTCTGCATCTGACGTTAGAAGGCTCATCAAGCTAACGGCACAGTCTGACAGAGCCGCATACAAGAGGGTCCGCATTAGATTACCGAAAGACCCAGGGCAGGCTGGGAAAGAGCAAGCCGAGTCCTATATCAAGTACCTTGCAGGCTTTGATGTTGTAGCAGTCGCTGAGAGCGGGAGCAAAGAAGCTAGGGCAGAGCCTATGGCCGCGCAGTGGCAGGCAGGCAATTTTGATATTGTTTATGGAGACTGGAATGAAGAATATCTGACACAGCTTGAAAATTTCCCGGACGGAAAATTCAAAGATATGGTGGACGCTTCTGCCAATGGTTTCTCTGAAATTGAGACGAAAGGAATGTTCAACCTGAATAGCCTGATTTGATTACTATACTGGAAAGAGGTGAAAGCGGCATGGGAAATAAGAATATGACTCAGGAAGAACGCATCAGGCATTATGCAAACTTAATTCAAAGACAAACCGGCAAAGCGGTTCGTCCTTATCGTGCTGATGGCTATGTAAATATGATGACCCGGTATGGTACATCGAAAGACTCATCAGAGCATTACAAATTTGTGCCAGAAGATGCGGTCCCTGACGAATTACTGACCATGCACTATGAAAGTAACGGATTGTTTGCCAAAATTATCGACACACCAGCAGAGGAAGCTATTAAGCACGGCTTTAAGCTTGATGGCGTTTCCGACCAAGCAGTAGAAGATTTCTTTATGGAGGCTCTCGACGAACTAGATTGGGAAGAAACTGCAATGACTGCGATTAAATGGGCAAGGCTGTTTGGTGGTTCCATCGCTATTATGCTTATCAATGACGGCCGCGGACTTGAAGAACCGCTGGATTGGAAGAACATTCAATCTATTGACGACATTCGAGTATATGACCGCTCGCTGATTCAGCCCGACTACAACAGCATGTTCAGCTACAATCCGGTAGACCCGTTTCGCACGCGAGGCAGCCGACTTGGGACCCCTGAATACTATCAAGTTTTCAGTAAGTATGGGAGCTTTGTGGTCCATGATAGCCGATGCCTTGTATTTCGGAATGGCATTCTGCCTGAGAATACCACAAATTCTGTTTATCAACTTTGGGGAATCCCTGAGTACATTCGTATTAACAAGGCAATTCAGGACGCAGAGGTTGCACATCGCAGCGCTCCCAAATTATTAGACCGCTCCGTGCAGCCTGTTTATAAGATGAAAGATCTTTCTGCGGAACTCGCTACTGAAGAAGGAGAGGACAGGGTACTGAAACGCCTCCAAATCATCGACATGGCTCGGGGGCTCTTGAATAGCCTTGTCATTGACAGCGAGGGTGAAGAGTATGATTTCAAGACATTCCAGTTTTCTGGCGTCAATGATGTTGTAAGCTCCTCCTGCAATATGCTATCGGCAATCACGAACATCCCGCAGACGATCTTGTTTGGGCAAGCTGTTGGCGGCCTAAGCACGACAGATGATACCAGCATGGAAAATTACTACAACTACATTGAGCGTATACAGAAAAGGATGCTGAAAAGCAACCTGCGGTATTTGCTGTCTGTTATTTTTCAAGCTGGTCTTGCGACCGGTGAGATTGATGAAATCCCGAAGCTGAAGGTCAAATTCAATCCGTTGTGGTCCATGAGCGATACGGAGCAGGCAGACCTCGAATTGAAGAAAGCACAAATCCAGCAAACGAAAGCCCAGACGGCCCAGATTTATGTTAGCATGGAGGCAATTGACCCTTCTGAGGTGCGGAAGAAACTAGCCGACAGCGAGGAATTTGATGTTGAGAATATGCTGGATGAATACGACGAGGAAGATTTGTTTGCAGAATTTGAGGATCAAATGGGACAAGAAACAGTCCTTGGTACGGAAGGCAAGATTCCTCAAGACGGTGATTTAGCTGAGCATGGCCAAAACGCCGGCACTGAAGCCCACAACATAAATCCGGTTGATGGAGGCAACGCACCTGCGACCGCGCCTGCTGCAACAAAACTTCCTCAAGATATGAGCGCTGAGGAGAAGGCTAAGGCAGAAGAAGTAGAGCGAGGGGATGGAGGCCAAGCACACAGAATGCCTATTGTAGCACTCAAAGAGTTTGAAGACTATTTCCGTACGCATGAATTTATCAACTCCGACGGGACGCCCATTGATGATACTGGCCAAATAACTATGAATGCTGCATCCGCTCCGTTTGATTCCTTGTCCAATGCAGAAGATAGCGTAATGCCAAATAAAGAGACGCAAAGTCGTCAGAGCGATTCACCGCCAGATGCAGAGAACTCCAACGGTCTTGAAGCTCAGAATCCACTTTCTGTCGGCGTTATTGTGGTTTCAGATGGCAGAATCCTGTGCGGAATCCGAAACCATACAAAGCACCCTGGTCTCGTCTGTGGGCCGGGTGGGCACATCGAAGCAGGGGAGACAGCAGAGCAGGCCGCCTACCGGGAAACCGAGGAAGAGTTCGGGATCAGACCAAAAGAACTCATTCCACTTGGGTTTGGTCCAAATGAACCGGACACCGGCCTGACTCCGTATTTATTCCTATGCACAGAGTACGAGGGAGAGCCTAACTGCGCCGATATGGAGATGACCAATCCTGCATTTAGAACTATGGAAGAACTGGACGATATGGCTACTGCCATGTTTCAGCCGTTTAGGGATGGAATCGACACGCTGCTGTTGACTCTGGAAAATGCAGAATCAAGCGCATCAAATACCATTGAGCAGCATTTCTCCAGAGACGGCGGAGTTGGATCTGGCAACTTTGGACACGAAGGAAGACCTGGAAAAACTGGAGGTTCTGCGCCAGGAAACCAGGGGCGACCGAAATCTGAGGGGAAAGACATCTCAGGTTCGTATAAAGGGAAGCGTGACATCAAATCTGTGATAAAGGCACAGGGGTTTGATGGACTTCCCAGAATTGTCACAAAAGATGAATTTGACGAAGCTGTGAAAGCAAGCAGTTTCGTTGCCCAGAGAACGTACACCGCTTCATCCCCGGAGGTTCTCAATGCGTATAGAAATATGCTATACAACGGAAACTGGTATGTTGACTGTGAAGTAGGCGGGGCACAGTATGGGCAAGGTATGTATTGCGCCGCAGACTGGAGCGGGAAGATTTCTGATGGAATTAAAGCAGAGATGGCTCACTATCGGGCGCTTGGCGAGGAAAGGGCATTGAACGAGGCAAGCTTGGGGTTTGTCGCCGGACTAAAAAAGGAGGACTTTACCAAAAGTTCCTATTGCAGAAATCTTGATTTGACCGAGCAGGAAGTCAAGGTGTTCACAAAGCTGAAGAGCGATCCGAGCCTCACAGGGTACAAATTGCCAGAAGAAGAGAAAAAAGTCTGGGAAGAAATGGTGGAAAGCAAAAAGATGGAGCCCATGAACCTTGCTGTTGATGACCTTACCAGCGATTTTGAAAAGACGTACACGCCACCATCGTTCACTGAAACGCTGACCATTGATCCGAGTGCGAAGGTTGTTAAGTATGAAGAAATCACAAAAATGCAACAGCGAGAAGGAAAAGATTACCTTGATCGTAAGCTCTCGGATTATGCCGGCTCAAAGGGAGAGGAGTGCAAGGCTTTCTTTAGGATACAGACTGGCGCTGACCTACAACCCGACGACTTGCGGGTCGTTATGAAATGGCAGAAAGAAAAGCCAGACGAGTTTGATCGAGCAGAGACGTTCCGCATTGAAGCAACTAAGAAGTCGCAGGATATTGCGACCGAAGCTCTCAGAATGGATGTTGGGGCATACGCCGCAATGAAAGGTTATGATGCCATCAATGCCGAAGGACACGGAGAAAGTGCTTCCTACACGGTAATTCTCAACCGAACGAAAGTAATCCTGCTTGACGGCGACGAACGTGAAGATGGAAAGGGAGATAGCATCATCAAATTTGAAGCTGGAAATAGCGGCGTCATGTATGCAATTCGTGGTGGAAAGGTCATTGGCTGGGTTAAAGCATCCGACGGAGCAAAAGAAGACTAAGGAACTTACCGAAGCCAGTGAGGCCCTAACACAGCGGTTCCCTCGCATCGGAGCCATCATTCCCCCATTCGCACACCGCCCAGCGGTTTTAGGCGCCTTTTGTACGCCGGAAAGGACGGAACGCCATGTTCGAGGTTGATGAAAAGCTGAAAGCCATGGCCGCCACGGTCATGGAGGAGCGGAAGGATCTGAAGAAGCTGGCCGTGCCTGAATGCCGCATTGTCTATCTGTACTCTGACAACGCGAAGAAAAGCAGAGGAAGGGCGGTATACGCCGATACCGAGAAAGTCAGCGACAAGGTGAAAGCTATTGCGCCATACGATTTTATTGTTACATTTTACAGCCCCAACTGCGACCTACTTGACGACGAAAAAAATGGAGATTCCGATGTGCCGTGAGCTGAAACACGTTTGCTTCGAGCCCGGAAAATCGTGTTACCTTGTGCCGCATGACGTTGAAGATTTCTTCAGCATCATCGACGAGTACGGGATGAACTGGATCGTCTGACATAGGTATGCATGCAAAAACCCTTGGAAAATCGAATAAAAGGCCGGAAAAAGGCGTTATTCGTTTGCACAATAAATTATATTAGGATGCAGTTTTTAAGAATGGAGGAAGCATTTTGAAGATAAACATTTTGGGACCGAGTACACTGTTACCACCAAAAAATTCGACGAGGACGAGGCATTTGCCCAAAACGGTATTGGTGGATACTGCAATAACTTTACAAGAGAAATTGTCGTATGTGATTTGACAACCTATCCCGGATTCGAGAATGAGGACAAGCTCACTATCACGGAGGCGTATAAATCAACCACTAGGCATGAGATTCTCCGCGCTTTTTTGAATGAGAGCGGCCTCATGGATAGTAGTCATCAGTTTGACAGGGGCTGGGCCAAGAATGAAGAAATGGTTGACTGGATCGCTATTCAAGGACCGAAGATATACAAGGCGTGGCAAGAAGCTGATGCTGTTTGATTGTAGCAGACCGGGCGGTAGCTATTCCGCATGAATTGCTTTATCAAACGGGGTGTATTGCCTGCACAATCATTCACAATGCCTTGGGAAGGGGGGCCAATTCTATGAACAATACTTTACACCAGGAAACGGTTAAACAGGCTGTAAAAAGCAAATTTCGCGGCCATCAGCCCCTGAAAAGCAAAGTCACGCCCAGGTATCCGGATTCTGCCGAGCGGGAGTTTAAGAGAGTAACCAATGGATATATGCGGCTTTTGAACAAGACACTCAAAGAGCATCTCCCGGCGATTATGGCCGCCTACCAGAAAGAGAGGCATGGGGATTCACGTTTTGACGATGCCCGCGATCTGGATGACGAGGTAAGGCAGGAACTCCAAAAAGTAGCTGAGGAGCTTGAGAAAAAGTTGGCGGCTTATGGGCTTGATGAACTCGTAAGCAAAATTGCGCGTCTGACGAAAGCAACTTCGCTGCGAGAATGGAAGCGCGTATGCAAGGAAACGCTGGGCATAGATTTGCTTGATGATTATTACAACGGCGATTTTTATGAAGAAGCTCTGCGCCGCTGGGTAGATGAGAATGTCTTGAAAATTAAGAGCATCCCGAATGAAACGCTCGGTTCCATGCGTGAAATCATCTTAACCGGTTTTCAAAAAGGCAAGACGATGACAGCTATCTCAAAAGAAATTCAGAAAGAATATAGTGTTTCGCGGCATAAGGCGCAAATGCTGGCCAGAGATCAGGTAGCCACCTTGAACTCGCAGATATCAAAACTTCAGCAACAGGACGCCGGATGCGCAGAATATACCTGGTCTACTTCAAAAGATAGCCGAGTCCGAGATTGCCACAGAGCCCTTGATGGGAAGACTTTCAGCTGGGACAATCCACCTGAGATGTGGTATAAAACGAAGAAGTCCGGCATTGTTCATACCGGACGCAGATGTCACCCTGGGGAGGACTTCACATGCAGATGCGTGGCTATTCCCGTATTTAAGATTGAGACGGTCAATGTCCCAATGCAAAAAAGCACGAAAGCCAAGGAGTGAGCCTGAATGGAGACAAAAGAAAATATTAAGGTCTACGTCAATATTCAGGATGGCAAGACCGTTTGTATTTGTAAGCGGAACCGCAAAGGCTGTAACAAGCATTGTGAACCGGACATTGTTGTGAGAGACAAGTACGCTGGCTGGGAGGATACCTTCTGCCAGAATAAATATGGAAAATCGGCCAAATAGGAGGCCGCCAAAAGAGAGGTGCATGTTCCGTGCAGATAAATGTACTGAAGAGCAGCCGCGATCCTCCGGATTAAGCTGAAGTGCCTTTGGCATTTTGAATCCAATAGAAAGGACTGAAAAAGCTTTGAAAAATGCTTATGCAATTGATAGCGTTAGCCGCCAACTCGTAAGAATAGCTGAACTGATTGGTGGGACTGTAAGCGGTATTCAAGATACTGAGCAAGGAATTGGCGACATTGACGATGTCTACTCTGACATTCTGCTCGATGAGCTTGAACATGCTCAAATGCTTGTATTGAAGCTAACGGAATTAATCGTTGACCCTGACCAGAATTCACTCGAAACAAATGCCGCTGACAGCGAAGGCAGTGTATTTGCTGCTGGAGACTTGACTAGCGTAAAAAGCATTGGTAAAGGCGGCAATGAAGGCGGTGGAGACGAATGAAAACTTCGCCGAAAATCGGTAAACGGGTAGCCGCTCCAAAACTCACCAAAGTAGTTCGTTTGGACAGCTTGCCGCTGAACCGAACCTATTTCACCGAAGAAGGATACCTGATCGATCGGCCTATTTTGACCAGCACTGGTATCTTCGAATACACCAATCCCGACGGCACAGTCAGAAGGGAATTGCGGCTTCCGGAAGAGGTATTCAAGGAAGAAAGCCTGAAGTCGTATAAAGGAAAGCCCATCATCATAACCCATGATGCCGGCCTCATCACCAAGGACAATGTTCATGATGAAGGGGTCGGCACTATTTTGTCCGAGGGATACCGGAGCGGTAATGATGTTCGCGCTGAAATCGTCATCCATGACACGGATGAAATGAAATCCGCTGGACTGAAAGAATTGTCTCTTGGCTACAACCTTGATTTGGACGAAACACCCGGTGTGTGGGAAGGGCAGCCTTATGATGCGATCCAAAGAAACATTGTTATCAATCACTTGGCGCTTGTTCTTAACGCAAGAGCCGGTGAACAGGCGCGGCTAAATATTGATAGCCGTGAAGCTAATAAGAGAGGAGCAACAAAAATGAAAGCTAAAACCAAGAAGAAAACTCGCAGAGGCGATGGCGTTTTATCACCCGATGAACTCGCTAAGAGCATCGAGGCGTACAAAGCCCGCCGCGCCGAGAGAATGGCTGCAAAAGAAGACGAAGATGACGACACCATCGCAGAACCTATTGTCAGCCCTGTCCCAACGATACCTGCCACCAAAAAGGACAACGATGTCGTTACGGCACCTGCTGGCGACAATCCAGCTGAAAAAGTCGAAGAGCAGGTTAAGCTTGTCAAAGATCGCCGTGATCGCCGCGACGAAGAGGGCGACCCGGCAGATAAAGAGGCTGCAATGGGCGTAATTGCTCAACAGGACGGCGACATGGATATCTTGTTCGATATCATTGACACCTTGCTTGCAGAAAGAGAGTTTGATTCCTGCGCCAAGGATGGAGATGAAGTGATCGATCCCGTCATCGAAGACCCTGAAAATGGCGACAGCGAAGAAGACCCAGAGGTTGTCATTCAACCAGTCACAGACGAAGATGAAGACGAAGAAAATGTAGATGATGACGATGAAAGAATCCCATCCACCAACAGCACCGAAGTTGACCCATCTATTTTGAATGTCGATTCTGTTGACGCTATCGTCAGACAGCGTGTTCAGTTGGGCATCATTGGCAATGCGCTTCACCTGGATGGCCTGGAGAACATGAGTCTGATGTCTGCCAAAAAGACAGTTATTCGGGCCGTTCGTCCCGGCATCCGTCTGGACGGGAGAAGCAAAGCGTATATTGACGCAGCTTTCGATTGTGCTGTGGCTGATATTAAAGCCAGATCTAAGCGAGATACTTCGTATCAGAGAAAGCAAATGTTTAACAGGGATTCCCGTCACGCAAGTAACTCTGACGATTCTTCCGTTGCTGCTCGTCAGCGCATGATTGAACGCCAGATGAATAAGAGAAAGGAGGACAAGTAAGATGAGTGCACAGACTAGATATGGTTATTCTACCCCTATTGGTGCTGCTGGCGGAATTGTCGATTTAGCACCATACGCTGTTGATTCTTTCTTGAATGAGGAGGAAGATGGTGTTTTGAAGTTTGGCACGGGCGTTGTAAAAGGCAGCAAGCCTGGCATCAACATTGCCCTGCCTGCCGAAGATTCCACTGCTGCTGAGTTTGAAGGTATTACGACCAACAACCGCACTACGGAATATGACGTATATGGCAAATTGGCCATTCGCAAAGGAGCCTCCGTTGGCGTTATGCGTCATGGCCGTATTTATGGTCGCGTAGCTACTGGCGTCAATCCTGAATATGGCGACGCCGTGTACCTGATTGTGAGCGGCGAAGAAGCCGGTTGTTTCACCAACGAATCCGCTGGTGGCGTTGCTGTTAAAGCGCGCTTTTTGAGCGGCGTTGACATTGATGCGCAGATTGCTATGATTGAACTTTTCAATCAGGCACAGGCGTAAGAAGGAGGATATAAATAATGGCTAAGAAGCACACTCATTATGATAGTACTGAACTGAAAACTCTGCGTAACTCCGCAATTCCGGCTGCCATTTTGGCATCGGAAGGTAATCGCTTTGACAGCGCAGATGACGCATCCGTTTTCTTTGCTCGCGAGTTAGACCACATCAAAGCACAGTCTTATGATGTGGAGTATCCTGAACTCACGGCGCTGAACCTTTTTCCAATCAGTTCCGAGGCTGACCCCGGCGCTGAAACCATCACCTACTACACTTATGACAAGAGTGGTCTTGCGAAGGTTATCGACAACTACTCCACAGACTTGCCTCGTGCTGATGTGAACGGGAAACCTAGTTTCGCCACCGTTAAGTCTATCGGTGACAGCTATGGCTATTCCGCACAGGAAATGAGAGCCTCCCGTCTGGCTGGCAAATCTTTGGACGTTCGCAAGGCAGAATCTGCTCGGTATCAGATTGATAATCTGACCAATAAAATTGCTTGGGCCGGTGACGAGGAATCTGGCCTGATGGGCGTATTGTCTGATGGTCAGAATATCCCCTTGTTTGCTATTGCTGCTGGCGCTGAATCTGGCAAGACCTCTTGGCTAGATAAGACTCCCGATGAAATCTTGTTCGACGTCAACGGTATGCAGAAGCAGGTCGCCAAAGTGACCAAAAACGTGGAACGCCCGGACACATTATGTGTGCCTGCTGATGTGTACATGGATATCAGCACCCGCCGGATTCCCGACACTTCCACAACGGTCAAGGCGTTCCTGTTGGAACACGCGCCTTATCTGAAAGACATCGTTTCTACTGCCGAGCTCGACGCTGACTCAGTTGATACAAACCCTTATGCAGCTGCCGTAGGCGGCCAGGGTGTTGCATTCTTGTTTAAGAATGATCCTAGAAAACTGACTCTGGAAAACCCTATGCCGTTTTACCAGTATCCGCTCCAGGCGCACAATCTCGAAATTGTCGTGCCCTGTGAGGCTCGTACCGCTGGCGTGATCGTTTACTATCCGCTGTCTGCGTTGATTGCTGTCGGCGTATCCTAATGCTTTTGGGGCGGCGATATCATCACCACGTTGGTGACGCCGCCCATCTTGGAAAAATTGAGACTGCCAGAATGATTCTCGTAATGGCAAAATAATAAAATAGGAGGCTACCATAATGATTATTAGAAATATTGGACCTAAAATTATCAACATTGGCACAACCGTTTTGATGCCCGACAGCTGCATGAAGGTAAGCAAGGATATCGTTTCTACTCCTGCCATTCAGGTTTTCATCCGCAAGGGCTTTATCCGGGTGGAAGCTGATGATAGTGAGAAGACTACAAAAGATGCCGCAAAAAAGAAAGCTGCTGAAGAAGCTGCAATGAAAACGTCTGATGAAGCGGCCACCAAAAAAGCAGCTCAAGAAAAGTAAGGAGTGAACGACCGTGACGGCCATTGAAATTATAAGGCTTATTGGGGGAGAGTTTCATAGTGTCAGTGACGATGATCTGGATAAATGGATTGAAATTGTGCGCCCAATGGTGAGCAGAAAGCAGTTTGGCAAATTATATGAGCAGGCGATAGCTTATCTTGTGTGCCATAAACTGAAAATGGCCGGACTCGGTGAGAACCCACTCGGTGAGCTCGGGACCATTGGCACCGGCTTCGCCGTTGGAAGCGTTTCCGAGGGCGGCAGCAGCATTAGCTTTGGAGCAAATCAAAGCTCCAACCTCGCAGTGGATGCCGAACTTGGGCTGACTGCGTACGGTGTCCAGTATCTTCAAATCCGTAGATCGGTCATTGTACCGATTCATTGCAGCGGGGAAAGCGATGGTGAGTAGCTTATGTCGTTTGGATTTTCCGACATGACCCCAGAAGGAAGACGATATTTTCGGGAGCTGCAAAGACTGACTGAGCTTGAAATACAGGTTGGTTTCCAAGGAGATCAAACATACGAAGATGGCACTTCTCTTGCAGAAGTTGCCGCGTTCAATGAGTTCGGTACTTCGAACATACCAGAAAGACCGTTTATGCGGCAAAGCTTTGAGAACCACGAGAACGAGTTGCAGGCTGCTTGCGACATAGTGAACCGAGCACTGGCATCAGGAGGCAACACTGACCAAGCTCTGAACCAGCTCGGTGTAGCCGTGAAGGCACTTGTGCAGGAAGAAATTGTGAATGGGGATTTTGCGCCAAACGCGGAATCCACCATCAAAAGGAAGGGCTCTGAACGGCCATTAGTTGACACTGGCCACATGAGGCAGTCTGTCAACTACGTCATCAAGAGAAGGGGAGGCGACCGTTGAATATCAGAATTTTCAATAAGCTCTATTGGATCAGAAGATTCGGCGAACAGAAAAATATCAAGGGCTATCTCGTCTCGGACCATGAAGACTTTGGAGCCAGCCTGAATGTGCATCCATTGAGTACAGACCAAATGCAAGCCCTTCCTGAAGGGCAGAGAAAAGTGAAACGGCTTGAGGCACATGGAGAGGCCAATCTCGTTGTTGCTGATGAAAGCCTGCACCGAAAAGGCGATTTGCTTTATTATCATGGCGACTGGTACGAATGTGTGTCCTCGCAGATCTGGGACCACACGATCCTGTCACATTTGAACTATCAATTTGTGCTTGTACCAAATGATGCGTCAGGCACCATTGATTTGACCCCGCCTGTCGGAGATCCTGTCTTACCAGAAGAAAATACTGATGAAGGCGGTGATGCATTATGAGAGTTTCCCAGGCAAAAGAAGTGTTCCGGTCATTAGTGGCCTCTTATTTTGACAAAGCCGATGTCACATTTACGAGGCAGAGCAGAGTCGCAAAACCTCAGATTCCGCTTGTCACGATAACGCCTGGAAATGTGAACCGACCGCTTGCTCCTACATACAGAAATGTGGACGGAGTTCTAGTTGGACACTACTTGTCCCGAATCAACATGCAAGTTGATCTATTCACCAGCGGGCTGCCGGTTGTCGAAGAAGAAACCGGGAAAACTATAGCATTCGAGAATACTGCAATGGATGATATGCTGTCCTTCGCAGATTTCCTCAATTCACAACATACCGTCGAATGGTGCCACGATAGAGATGTTTCTGTCCTGATTGACGGCGATGTGCAGGACCTGACAGGTATTGTGAACGATAACAATTACGAATTTCGTTCACGACTGTCGGTTCTGTTTTATTTTACCCAAACCGCGGTAGGGCACTCTGCTGTACTATCTGAAGATAGTATCCAATATCCGACTGGAAAGTTTGACGAAGAAACAGGGGAACCCGTCTACACGCCGGAACCGCCAAAGGTGGAAGAAAGCACAAGTGGTCTATTTGGCTCTGACACCGACGACAATGGAGGCGTTGTAAAACCGCATTTTGTACAGACCTCCAGCGGTGGAGGGACGGAAGAGCTGGCGTCGGAAGAAACTGGCTACTTTACCGAAGTTGAAATTAAGGAGGATAAAAGCTAATGAGCAAAAACTACGAACAGATTGCAACTGTGGACATCGACATTGCAACTCCGATTGTCGATGACACAAGCTTTGACAATCTGCTTATTATGGGCCCCGCTCCAAAGGGAGAGAATAACGCACCGGACGTTGGCGTATATGCAAGCCTTGGCGAAGTAGAAGATGCCGGTTTCGTATCTACCGGTGCTGGCGCTGACCCTGTCGGCGTGGCTGCCCGAGTGGCATTTTCACAAAGCCCTTCGCCGACGCAGGTGTATATTGCTGTGCAAAAGCTAACACCTGGCGCTGTGGCTGCCGCTGAAACAATCAGGGCCACAAATGCCGCCCTTGAGCAGTTTGCTGGCAAGAAGGAAGATCTAACCGGGTGCAGTTTGGAATTTGCCGACGAATCCAGAAAGCTGTACATTACCTTAACTGGTCCTGTCTCTGAAGTGAAGAACACAGGCTTGTTTGATATGCTAGTTTCACTGAAAAATCAGGGCTATATCGCTTCTGTCGGTGGGAAGGAAATCTCGACCGGATCTGATTTTAAGAAGCTGCCTGTATTCAAAAAGCTGGCAGCGATGACCGCCGGATGTGAAGATATAAGCTTTGCTGTTGTTATGAGTAAAGAGGGCGCAAACGACGTGTCCTACGCTGTATCAGTTGCTTTTCCATCGCCAGATATGGCCGCTGTTGCCAGCGAACTGCACGAAGAACCGCTGGATTCTCCAGACCTCGAAATAGAGGCTCCGGCCACCACGATCTCTCGCGCACTTGGTACAAATGGCTGGTATGTGCTTTGTACCGCCGGAGTACCTGCTGAGCAGTATGAAGAAATCGCCGCATACATTGAAACGCAGGAAAAGATGTTTGCGTATACAGAAATGGACTTCTTTGGTGCTGGCAAAGACGGTAGCAACAAGCCTTCTGTTGGTAACGTCTATTTCCGCACTTGCGGCATTTACGGCAGAGAAAGTATTGACCAGGCCGATGAGGATGTTCCAGATGCAAACTGGTACATGAATGTAGCGTGGGTCGCCAAATGGCTCAACTATGAATCTGGCAGTGAAACATCAGCATTCAAGACGCTTGCTTCCGTGTATCCATCTGCGCTGAACAGCACGCAAATGAAAGCGCTTGCAGAGGCCAGTCTGAACTACTTCATCACCGTTGGCAATAAGAACGTCAGCATGAACGGCAAAGTAGTCGCTGATGAATGGGCTGATATTATCAGATTCCGCGACTGGCTGAAGAATGATATGCAAGTTCGCGTTGTCAACTTGTTTATCACTCGCCCAAAGGTCCCTTATACCGACAGCGGCATCTCGCTGGTTCAAAATCAGATGATTGCTTCATTGAAAGCTGGTCAGGATGCCGGAGGCGTTGCAGAGGATGAATTTGATGAGGACGGCAATACCATCCCTGGTTTCGTTACCTCTGTGCCGCTGTCATCCAGTTTGTCCGCTTCTGAAAAAGCATCCCGCAAACTGACCAAATGCAAATTTAAGGCCCGCCTAGCAGGAGCCATTCATTTTGCCGAAATCAAAGGCAGTTTGACCTATGAACTGTAAGGAAGGAGGAGTAGGCGATGGGAAAAATTAAAACCTATAACCCGAAAGAAGTTACCGTGGCACTCGGCAACCATATTGTCACAGGCTATGCAGACGATAGCTTTATCACTATTGATTCTAGTGGTGATGGTATTACGAAAAAGGTTGGTTGCGACGGCGAGATCGTCCGCAGCATCAGCCCTGACGATACCTACATCGTTAAACTGAGTGTATTGCAGACATCCGATACAAATTCCTTCCTCCAGCAGAAATTTGCGCAGGACAGAAAAACCGGAGAAGGCATGTTCCCGATTCTGATTAAAGATCTGAAAGGCGGTATGGTATTTAGTACCGATGCGGCCTGGGCAATTAAACCGGCATCCCGCGGCTATGGTAAAGAATCCAACAACCGCGAATGGGAGCTGCACACTGGGTCTGGAATTTTGACCGAATAAAAGCAATGAATAAGGAGGTTGCCTGAATGGCGGCCTCCTCCAACTTCACAACAAGGGAGAATTTAGCCATGAAACAAATGGAAGTCACAGAAAAGACCATCGGTGAGAATACGTTTTACTTAAAACCGTTTGCGGCTTTCGTTGCCGTAAATATTAGCGGGGAACTCGCCGCCCTCCTGTCGCCCTTAATTGGGGGCATTGCGGTATTAATTGGAACCCCAGAAGATGGTGATTCAAATAAGAAAGCAAGCAGCATCATGGATTTAGAGGTT